AAAACTGTACAGAGCAGTCGCAAACGTTAATATTCTTGAAGGTATTCGCTTCTACGTTAGTTTTGCTTGTAGTTTCGCCTTTGGCGAACTTAAGCTTATGGAAGGATCCGCTAAGATCATCTCTCTTATCGCAAGAGACGAAAACCAACACCTAGCACTTACTCAGAACATTCTGAATAAGTGGAGAGAAGGTGATGATCCGGAAATGCAAAAGATTATGAAAGAGGAAGAATAATGGACATATAAAATGTTTGATCGCGCTGTAAATGAAGAAAAGAAATGGGCAGATTATCTGTTCAAAGATGGCAGCATGATTGGACTGAATGATAAACTTCTTCAGCAGTATGTTGAATGGATCGCAAATAGAAGACTTAAAGCAATTGGACTAAAACCCCAATATGATATTTCAGCAAACAATAATCCACTTCCTTGGACTCAGCACTGGATTTCCTCTAAAGGTCTTCAAGTAGCCCCACAACAAACACAAGTACAATCTTATGTGGTTGGTGGTATTAAACAGGATGTTAAAAAGGACACATTTAGTGGATTTAAACTTTGATTGACTTTAAGACTGAAATAGTGTATTATATAAATAATAATAGGTAAGTTCAGTCTTAAAATGAATAACTATATTCTTTACTATTACTTAAGGGAGGACTTTAGTTCTCCCTTTTATGTTGGTTATGGAAGACCAAGAAGAATTAATTCCAGACACTCTAGAAGAAATGGTGCTGAAATTTTACCCCCAAGAGAAAGAAGATGGATTGTAAAATCTGGATTAACTAAAGAAGAAGCAATAGAACTTGAGATAAAACATATAGCACTCTGGAAAAGAGAATGTGATGGTGGAATTCTATTAAATCAAAATCTTGGTGGTGAAGGAAAACCTGGAGGACAAAGAACGAAGGGATTTGGTGGAAGAAAACATAGTGAAGAAGCAAAGAAAAGAATAAGTGAAAAGGTTGCTGGTAAGAATAATCCAAGATATGGAGTTAAACTATCGCAAGAGACAAGAAATAAGATAAGTCAAAATAGAGCACCAAAGTTTGGTAAAGATAATCCAAACTCTAAAACTTGGAAGATTGTTTCTCCAGAGAATAAGGAGTACATTATTACTGGAGCATTAAAAGAGTTTTGTAAGTCTCAAAATATTTCATATGCTACTATGAGTGCCGCAATTAAGTATGATAGAAGAGGTCCAAGAAAAAATGGATGGAGTATTGAGAAAGTTTAGAATATCATTACCTGAAGATGAGTGCGTAGTTAAACTTCAAGAGTATTGTAAGTTTTCTCTTACTCTGTTAAAAGTTCCTGTAGTATCTAAACCTTTATGTGCCGACGCAAACTGTCACAATAATGTTAATCATTATGTGAATACTTATGGTGGAGAAAAAATAAGTGGATATTATCTAATCACCGATGTTGATGATGAAACTTATGGATGTGCGATATATCATAGTATTTGGAAGAACACTTATGGAGATTTGATAGATATAACACCATTTGACGATGAAAGAGAATATAATATGTTTTCAGTATTGGATACTACAGAATATTACTCTGGAGTTGCTTATGATGGAAAAGTTTATAAAATATTAGAACCGGGGATTAATGTAATCTAATGTTACCAAAAATACTTTCTCAGGATTCAAATTATGACGAATGGTGCGAACAGGAAATCCTGAACGCATATAGAGAGGCAGCAGAGTGTGATGAGTTTATGTTTGGTGATTATGACTACTGTAAAGAATGGTTAGGTGCAAATAACTAATCGCACATAGATAGAGGAGGTTACGCCTCCTCTTTTTTTATGCCCAAAAATCAACTGAATAAAGACGAATTGAAAGTTCGTGTTTTGAAACTAAAAGATAAACTTCATAAAGATCACATTAGACCTGAAATGGATATGAAAGGACTCGCCCATAAATATCTGAATGAAGTTCTTGACATAATAGATGAGTACAGATATTGATTATGAAAATCCTTGGATTTATAATGGAGTGCCTTTTACTTCCTCTAATATTCAAGATTATTTTGGTTTTGTTTATCTTATCCAGAATAATCTTAATGGCAAAAAATATATTGGAAGAAAATATCTTTGGCAGTTCCGTACTCCAAAGGGTAAAAAAAGAAAAGTAAAATCTGAATCTGATTGGAAAAACTATTATGGGTCTTGTCCGGAACTTAAAGAAGACATTGACAAATTGGGCAGAGAAAATTTTAGTCGAACTATCTTATCATTACATAAAACAAAGGGCAAAACAAACTTTGGAGAGACCAGCCAACTCTTCAAAAACGATGTCCTCACGGAGTCCCTTGACGACGGAGAACCCGCCTTCTACAATAGCAACATCCTTGGAAGGTTCTACCGAAAAGACTATTATGAACGCAACGACTGAAGATATTGTTGCTCACGTTAGGTCCTGGTCTCTTGACCGTGCTGCTGATATGAGTATCCCAAAAGAGGATGCAAGGGCAATTCTTGCTGAGTTTTATGAATGGATTGAACCAGAAGGAGATGAACTTGAAATTGTTTCACTGGAACCAGAAGATTGACAAATCCTAAATATTAACTTATTATGTAAAATCCCTGTTATGAGTAGGGTTTTTTGTTATGAGATTTTGAGTGCGATTTAGAGCCGTGGGCGCTGCCCCTGAAAAGGGGAACTTCTCCTTTGCCTATACGGATGTAGAGTTCTATTAAAATTAATGCTTTTTAAAACACTTTCAATTATTGCTTTTGGTCTTGTCGGATTAGCACCCGTAACAGCAAAGGCAGCGAGCGGATGTTCCCTCGCATCACATTATGGAATCGGTGATGGATATCACGGGCAGATAACTGCCAATGGCGAAAGATACAATGCTTATGCTAAATCCGTAGCACATAAATGGTTACCATTTGGAACAAGACTAAGAGTTACAAATCAATCCAATGGTAAATCTGTAATTGTGCGTGTAAATGATCGCGGTCCTTATATCGCGGGTAGAGACCTTGACTTGTCTTATGGTGCATTCTCTACTATTGCTTCACCCGGTCAAGGTGTTGCTAGAATTTGCTACTCGCGAGCATAAAAAAACTGAATAATCAAATAAATATAGAGGAGTTGTTTATACTCCTCTTTTTTTATGCTTAATTTTAATTTCGGTAAGAAAAGACCAGACAAGAAGCAGATAATCCTCATAAGCGTCATACTCAGCGGGATCGTAGCAACTCTCTCCCAATGCACAGGAGCACCCCAGGAGCGTCTCTGGGACCTCTTAGACGAGGTTCAGAGGGTTCTGTTCCCAGGCACCGTAATCAACGATGTGCTGCTGCAGGATCCTGGTGTGGTGGAAAGAAGAGTTGAGAGAGATGTAGATAATGCAATTCGGGAGTATGAACGCTTGACAAGGGACTCAAATCCACCTAGAGTACCTTTGCCCAGGTTGATAGAGAAAGATATAGATACCTCTAAGTGTTATACAAAAGAATGTAAAAGCCTTGGTGGAGAGATGAGACTTTGTGCTCCTTGGAAAGAAGATTGTGTTTAAAGTGTATAAATAACACATCCTTATTTTTATTAGAGGTTATTATGACTACAACACAACAACTACTTGATGCTATTGAAGCTTGGAAAGTAGAAGACGAAAAGTTTAATAAAGGAAATGCTTCTGCAGGTACTCGTGCCCGTAAAGCACTTCAAGAAATTGCTAAACTTGTAAAAGCACGTAGAGTAGAAATTACTGAAGAAAAGAGTGCTCGTAAGGAAGCAAAAGCAACTGCTTGACTCTTTAGTATAGGTATTCTATAATACTTGTATGAGCAACGGAGGTCCAAACTTCGCATAAGTCTCACCCCTCCTATGCCTCTCAACGATGCACAAACCTGGAGGACTATGGGTTAGTAGCTCAGATGGATAGAGCAATTCACTTCTAATGAATTGGTCGGGGGTTCGAGTCCCTCCTAACCCGTTGACTTTTTTAAACAAAAGTCTTATAAATAAAAACACTTAGGTCGAAAACAATGTCTTACCCCATGATTAACAAACAGATTAGTACTCTTGATTGCCGCTATTGGCATATTGAGGGTAATCCCCTGTTTGCTAAAATGGAAAGACATATGTAAGATGTAATCCATAAAAGCAAAAGACAGGGGAGAGAAACCAAAAGTTTCCTCCCTTTTTTTATTGCTTGTGACACTTCCTTAAGCGACCACCAATCTCCCCACAGAGACCAAAATGGTGGTATATTACATGAGTCGGTGGGGGAACGAGACCCCAAACTGCCAAGACCACTTTCGGAACTGGCACAAACCACTTTCCCCGCAACGGGTTCCGTGGTATTCTTAAAGGGTGGTTGAGAGACCACCAGCACCTTGACAATCTAAACCTTTAATGGGTCTGTTGCATAGCGGCTAATGCACCTGGCTTTTAACCAGTATATCGTGGGTTCGAGTCCCACCAGAC